ATCCTTGATGAACACCAGAAGTCGCTCGTTGAGGGCCTCATGATTGAGCGCGCCATCTCTCACGGGAACCATAAAGGTGTCGAGAACCACCACTTCAAGCATGGCTGCTGGCGCTTCCGTAAGGAGTTCCTCAAAGAGAACTTCCGCGAGGTCGTCCATGCGATGACCAAGGCCACTTGGATTCCCGTGATCGAGAACTTCAAGACCGACTTGATCGCTGAGCGTGAGTCACTGACTTACTAAGTCGCCCCACTAAAAACCCTCACTGTTGCGATACACCAACTTCCCACTTTCATAGGAGATTTTCCCATGGCTTCATCCAAGCAATTCTTCTTCACTCCGAAAGGCGTGGCGGAACCTTACTGCTCCATCCAAAAGCCGGACTATGGCAACCCTGAGAAGGGCTTCGGTAATCCTCGTGGCGTCTACAAGGTCAACCTGACGGTTCCTCGTAAAGATGCCCAAGCGATGATCAACCAGATCGAAAAGGCCCATGCTGCCAACTGGTCGCAGATCCAAGAGGACTGGAAGAACGGTGGTGAGGCCGCTGCTAAGGCCAAGCTGCAACGTGGCAAGACCCTGTTGCAACCTTACGAGGGTCAACTGCCGTACTTCGAGAACGACGATGGCACCGTGACCTTCAAGTTCTCGGGCTATGCGTCCTATCAGGACCAGAAGACCAAAGAGACCAAAGAGATCGTCTTGAAGGTCGTGGACGCCAAAGGCAAACGCATCGACTCCGTTCCGGCTATCTCTGGCGGTTCCGAGTTGAAGGTCCGTTACTCCCTGTTCCCGTACACCTACGGTGCTGTTGTTGGTGCCTCGGTGAAGCTCCAGTTGGACTCGGTGATGCTGATCACTCTGCGTGAGTACGCCGCTGGCTCTGACGACTGGGCTGGTCAGGAAGAGGAAGGCTACGTTGACCCTGAGCGCAACTCTGATTGGGATTCCCACGATGAGGGCGACATGGGCCACGCTGGTGAAGAGATCCCTGACGCTGCGAGCGACTTCTAATGGCCTATGCCGGTCCCAAAGGGGCCCGTGTGGGTTCCTTCCGTTCCGGCCTTGAGGATCGCAACGCCAAGCATATGGACAAGCTGGGGGTCCCTTTCGACTTTGAGCAGTACCACATCAAGTACGTTGTTCCATCCCGCGAGGCCAAGTATCACCCGGACTTCGTGTTGCGTAATGGGATCATCGTGGAAACTAAAGGGATCTTTGAGGCGGACGACAGGAAGAAACACCTGTTGATCCGTGAGCAATACCCTGAGGCTGACATTCGACTGGTCTTCTCAAACAGCAACTCAAAGATCTACAAAGGCTCCCCGACCAGTTACGCCGATTGGTGTCGCAAGTTCGGGATTCTATTCGCAGACAAGTTGATTCCGGTCGCTTGGTTAAAGGAGGCACGCAAGGATTTCCCTGAGGGGATGCTTGTTCCCAAAGGAGGTAAATGATGCCTAAAGCTGCATTCAAGAAGCGTCCAGTGACGGACCTGATCGTGGTCCACTGCGCCGCAACCAAACCGACCATGGACATCGGTGTCCGTGAGATCCGTCAATGGCATGTCCAGCAAGGCTGGCTCGATGTTGGCTACCACTTCGTGATCCGTCGTAACGGCACCGTCGAAGATGGTCGCCCTCACGATGTCATTGGGTCGCACGTTAAGGACCACAACAGCCACTCGCTGGGTATCTGCCTTGTGGGTGGTATAGATACTAAAGGGAAGCCTCAGGATAACTTTACGCCTGAGCAAATGAACTCCCTGCATCTCCTGCTGCTGGCGCAAAAGCGCACCTATCCTGCCGCCAAGATCGTGGGTCATCGCGACCTCGATTCGGGTAAAGCCTGCCCGTCCTTCGACGTGGCTAAGTGGCTGATCACCAAGGGTCTTTAAAAACCCTCACTGTTGCGACATGGCCTCATCGACTTCGGTTGGTGGGGCCTTTGTCGTTTCAAACATTGACTTTAGGAGGTCTATATGAACCGTTCCTTACTGCAAGGAGGCTTCGACCTGTGTGAGCATCTCATTGGTCATGGCATCGGCGCGATCATCGCTGGTGGCTGTGCCCGTGACTTGTTCTTCTCGGTTGAACCTAAAGACATCGACATCATTTGCGCGGGCACCGACCCGGAAACAGTCTCCAGAGCGCTCGATGAAGGTGGCTTCGTCTACAAGAAGTTCCCCAAGTACCACACCGGCTCCGACTCGGATCGCCTTCAAGGTGTCTGGAAGATCGAAGGCTGCGAGATCGACGTGATCCTCTATGAGGTCGAGTGCGTCTCCGAGGCCATCCAGAAGTTCGACTACAACCTCAATCAGTTCGCCATCTCTGGGATTCAGCGAGGCATCGAAGGGGCGGCCATTCGCTTCATGGGTGCGCACTGCTGGACCAACCTCGTGCAACTCCGTGAGGACGCTCGTGGTTCCCGTCAAGAGAAGATGGAAGCCAAGTGGCTGGAGCTGATCCACAAGGCCCCAATGCGTGATGGTCGATACGTCGATCAGGTTGAGGTCTGTGATGTCGTCCAGTGAGGAAAGTGAAAGCGTCTTCATTGCGCACATCCCGTGCGAAGAGTGTGGCTCGTCTGACGCTAACTCACTGTTCTCCGATGGTCACCAATACTGCTTCGCGTGCCCCCCTGAGACGGCCTATAAGCGCCCCGATGGGAAGGACCGTGGGGAGTTCACACCGAAAGTTAAAGGTGAAGGCACGTTGGGCATGGGGGAAGCTGGTGGCTACTTCTCAGCGCTGCCTAAGAGGTTCCTGCAAGAGCCTATCTGTCGGCTCTATGGCTACTGGATTGGCAAGGCGTTCTCGCCCCACGCTGGCAAGGAAGTCCCTGTTCAAGTGGCGAACTACTACGACTCTCAAGGCAACCTGACATCTCAGAAGTGCCGTGATGCGTCCAAGGAGTTCTTCACCAAGGGCAAGCACAACAAGGACGCTCTGTTTGGTCGTCACCTCTGGAATGGTGGCAAGAAGATCGTGGTCACCGAGGGTGAGATTGACTGCCTGACAGTGGCCCAGTTGCAAGGCGGTAAGTATCCGGTCGTGTCCATTGGGCATGGCTCGAAGGCTGCCAAAGCGACCTGTGCGGCTAACTACGAATACTTCGATCAGTTCTCCGAGATCATCCTTATGTTCGACATGGATGAGCCGGGGCGACTTGCCTCTCAGGAGGCCGCTGAGGTCCTTCCACCGGGCAAGGTGAAGATCGCTGTGTTGCCTTTCAAGGACCCTAACGAATGCGTTCAGCAAGGCCAAGGAAAGGCTGTGATGGATGCCATGTGGAACGCCTCGCCATTCGTACCTGATGGTGTGGTCTCTGCGAAGTCCTTAAAGGCCCGCATCAAGGAGAAGAAGGTTGTCCCTTCGTTCTCTCTGGTGGCGCCTTATGAGTTGCGAAAGATGACCAAGGACATCCGTGAGGGTGAGGTCATTCTGGTCACCTCAGGGAGCGGCTCAGGGAAGTCCACCTTCGTGCGTCAGAACACCTACAACCTCTTCCATAACGAGGGGATTCCTGTAGGCGTGGCGATGCTTGAAGAGGCCGTTGAGGAAACCGTTCAGGACATCGTTGGGCTTCACATGGGCAGCCGAGTACGGCAGAACCCCGATGAGACCACCGAAGAGATGTTCGATGCGGCCTTCGATGAGATCTTCGAGTCCGACAAGCTGCATCTCTATGACGCCTTTGCGGAGTCCGCCGAGGATCGCTTGCTCGCCAAGTTGGCCTACATGGCCGAAGTTGAGGGATGCAAGGTGATCGTGTTGGACCACATCTCAATCGTGGTCTCAGCGATGGATGGTGAGAATGATGAACGCAAGATGATCGACCGTCTTATGACCAAGCTTAAGAGCTTCGCAAAGACCAAGAACGTCGCTGTGTTTGTGATATGCCACCTGAAGAACCCTGACAAAGGCAAGCCTCACGAAGAGGGTCGCCCAGTCTCCGCTACCGACCTTCGTGGTTCCGGTGGTCTGCGTCAACTGAGCGACACCATCATCGCTGTAGAGAGAAACCAGCAAGGCGCCAACCCTAACCTGATCCTGTTCCGGCTACTCAAGTGCCGATTCACGGGAGAGACGGGTGTGGCTGGCTTCATGGAATACGACAAGCAGACGGGTCGCCTCGTCGCTAAGCCTGAGGGCTGGCGTCCAGACCAAGATGCACAAGACGAAGCTGATGCGGCATGGGCCGAGCAAGCAGAACCCGACTTTTAAATAGGAGAACCACCTCATGAAGAACTTCGACCTCGTAACTTTCCTGATCACTCTGGCTGGCCGTGTAGCGAAGCGCCGTCACGCCAAGTTGGTAGAGCGTGAGCAGACTCTGGCCGCTGCCCTTAAGGCAACCCAAGCGGCCTACGCATCAACCATCCAGCAGCGACTCAATGCGGACTTTCGTCACCGTGACATTAGCAAAGTGAGTTGATCCAAGGGTCTCCGAAAGGGGACCTTTTAGTGAACTCACACAAACGCTACAAGGGGGAACAACACATGAACCACTCCGACATCCGTAAGCACCTGAAGAAGGGTGAGTTGGCCGTTGAGGCTATCGAAAAGCTGGGCTTCGTCTTCGTGGACAACCAGAGGGAACACCCTCATTGGGTGGCCCCTGAGAGCCCCATGGACGATCTTAAGGACGCCCTTGAGGCGATCATCAAGACTCGCGTTCAGGAGGCCGTGAAGAACGACCCACGCGGCCCTAACTGGCACCTCGTAGAGGGCATGGTTGGGAAGGACTTTCAGGTCCGCCCAGAGAACATCCCGCTCGGTCATGCACTCCGTGGCTTCGGCTTCGATGGTCACTTCCGTGGTAAGAATTTCAACGCCATTGAGATCAAGTATCGCCGCGATCCGAACTACACGGGCTATGCGGTTTCCTTCAACTTCGCGACACGCCCATTCCGTCCAGAGACCGTCTGGATTCCTTTGAGTGCGTGCGCCTTCCGTCCATAAGGAGGCCCAATGCTCATCTCTGACATCGAAACGAATGGTCTCTATGAACAGGTAACGCGGTTCCACTGCGCCACCATTCAGGACTACTTCACTGGGCAATACACGCGGTACAACGAAGCGACATTTGCTGAGTACATTAAGGCCCTTGAGGCCGAAGCTGCGAAGCCTGACGGAATGATCGTTGGGCACAACTTCATCAAGTACGACATCCCGGTCCTCGACAAGCTCAAGCGTCTCTACTTCGGTAAGCGTCTGAACATTCCGCGCAAGCGGGTGATGGACACTCTGGTGATGACCCGTCTGGTCTACTCGAACGTAGGTGACCGTGACGCTGGTCTACTCCGCTCTGGCATCCTTCCGGGCAAGATGTTTGGCTCTCACTCCCTTGAGGCGTGGGGCTATCGCTTGGGCGAGATGAAGGGCGAGTACAAGGATGACTTCAAGCGTCAGCTCTCCAATGACGGAATCGAGTACGTCGATGGCATGGAGTGGGCTGAATGCAACCAAGCCATGGAAGACTACTGTGAGCAGGACGTTAGGGTCACCTCTAAGTTGTTCCGCAAGATCCTTCAAGACCTGCACTACTTCAACGATCAAGGCGAGGCCATTGAGGCCATCCGCTTGGAACACGATGCGGCTTGGACGCTGGCCCAGATGGAGCGCAACGGTTTCCCTTTCGATACTGAAGGGGCCGAGAAGCTCTACTGTGAGCTGGCTGGTCGTCGTTCGGATCTGCTCGTGGAACTCATCCAGACCTTCGGGTCTTGGTGGTCCCCTAAGGGCGGCAAGTCACCTCTGATCAACCCTCGGGACGGCAAAGAGGTTCACTTCTGGTCTGACGGTCGGGCGATGCCCAAGGTCAACTATCCGAAGGTCGGTGGTGTGTTCCTCAAGAGTGGTAAGAAGGACACTCGGGAATACTTCGAGGGTGCGCCTTACACGCCTATCGAACTGATCACCTTCAACCCCGGCTCTCGGCCACACCTTGAGAAGGTCTTAAGGGATGCCGGATGGGTGCCCACTGAGCTGACCAATACTGGCGCTGCCAAGATGGACGACGAGACCCTTGAGTTCGTCAAGGTGGCCGACAAGAAGAAGCAAGCGTGCATCAACTTGGTCCGTGAGTTCCTTGAGGTCACGAAGGTCATTGGGATGCTCTCTGAGGGCGACAAGGCGTGGTTGCGGTATGTCCGTGAGGATGGCTGCATTCATGGCTCTGTGAACCCCAATGGTGCCGTTACAGGCCGTGCCACGCACAGTCACCCCAACATGGGACAAGTGCCTTCCGCTAAGAAGAAGTATGGACCTGCGTGCCGTGCGCTCTTCGGGGCAGTCTTTGCGCGCAAGCTCAAGAAGGGTTGGGAACAGGCCGTCCAGTTGGGCTCCGATGCGAGTGGCCTTGAGCTGCGCTGCTTGGGTCACTTTGGGGTTCCTTTCGATGGCGGTTCCTATGTGGACACCGTACTCAACGGGGACATCCATTGGGTCAACGGGCTGGCCGCTGGGATCACCCCAGAGGGCCTCGTTCGGGACAAGACCAACCATGAGCACGATGCTTACCGCGACACGGCCAAGACGTTCATCTATGCGTTCCTCTATGGGGCCGGTGATGGTCTCGTTGGGTCGTTCGTTGGTGGTGGCAAGAAGGAAGGCAAGGAGCTGAAGAAGAACTTCATGGAGAACACCCCGGCCATCAGTGGCCTGAGAGGTGCCCTTGAGGATCAGCTCATCTCCGAGCAGAAGTGGAACAACGCAACGAAACGCTTCGACATCAAATGGAAGCGCCGTTGGATCAAGGGCCTTGACGGTCGCAAGATCCATGTCCGCTCGCCTCACTCTGCGCTCAACTCGCTACTCCAGTCCGCTGGTGCCTTGGTGTGCAAGAAGTGGGTCGTTGAGGTTGAGCGTCTCTGCCAAGAAGCTGGGCTCTATCACGGTTGGTATGACGACGATGGAAAACCCGGTGACTTCTGCTTCATGGCATGGGTCCACGACGAACTTCAGATTGCTTGCAGAACCCCTGAGATCGCTGAGATCATCGCTGCAATCTGCCAACAAGCAATCCGCAATGTTGGTGAATCATTCAACTTCCGCTGCCCATTGGACACCGACTACAAGATCGGTCCCACATGGCGTGAGTGTCACTAAGGAGATCCTTATGAGCAAGACCCTGAAACTGACTGTGACCTTCCCAATGTCCATCGTTGTGAAAACCGAGACCGTCCTTGAGTTCCAAGCAGACCGCATCAAGGCCCGTGAGTTGCCCGCTGAGAAGGTCGCCAAGATGACTGGCGAAGTACTGGCCGGCTTCAAGCTGCTGGTCGGTGATCGTACCGATGAGGAGGTCCTTGAGATCATCTACCGCAAAGGCATCCGCGAAATCATCCGCGAAGGTGTCCAGCGTGAGCTGCCCGGTAATGAAGCGACCTGCACCGTGGGCGACATCAAGGTGTCCTTCGACTCCCCGATGCTCCCTAAGAGCTGCGACCGCTGCACCCAAGATGCCTGCTTCCATCCCAACCGGGCTGCCAATGTCGGCTGTGAGTACAAGCAGACCGGCCTGCGTGAGCCCGTAGAGATCCCCGTGGTGCTGAAGTGAACGAGTACCTAAAGGTCCTCTGGGAAATCAAGAAGCAAGCCCGTTCGTATCAGAGTGACTTCGTGCGCTCTCGCATCGGGCTTGTCAATGAGGCATCCAGTCGTGGCCACATCTCGTGCCTGTCAACTGCCGGTAAGAACATGGGTCTCTGGACCCTGACCACTGAGGGGCAACTGTTCCTCGCAGAACATGGAGGTGCCGTTTAATGAATGAACTCACATTAGGTGGCCCATCGGGTTTGCTCCGTGATGGCCTGCCTTGTGTGGGTCTCAACGCAAACGGTTACTACAGCGTGATGATTGACGGGAAGAACCTCTTAGTCCACCGATTGGTTTGGGTATTAAGGAACGGTGAGATCCCTGAAGGATTCCGTATTGACCACAAGAATGGTGACCGCCTCGATAATAGCCCATTGAACCTGAGGCTCGTAACTCACGCACAGAACTGCCAGAACAAGGCAAGGAAGTCGTATAGCTACAAGCACGGTGCCAAGTGGCGTGCCGAGGTGACGCACCACTACAAGAAGTACAGAAGCCCCGGTTTCCAATCGAGGGATGACGCTGAGGAATTCGGAGAACTTCTCAGTCGCACACTAAAAGGAGAATTCCACCGTGAGTAAACTGAAAGTGGGCTTGGCCCTTGATATGGACTACCTGATCTTCTCGGCCATGTCTGCTGCTGAAGAAGAGGTTGACTGGGGAGAGGACATTTGGTCTCTCTCATGCGATCACAAGAAAGCCCGAGACATTCTCTTCGGCACCATTAAGACCATCAAGGCGGACATCGCCGGTCAACTCAAGCGCAAGTTCAAGTTGACTGAGGACCGCTACGAGTTCGTGGACATCTGCATTCTCAGCGGTGACGACAACTGGCGTAAGGAGGTCCTTGAGACCTATAAGGCCAACCGTAAGGGCAAGCGCAAGCCTGTGGGTTACCGCAAGTTCTGCGATGAGATCATGGAGCACTTCGGTGAGAAGTCCTTCAAGTGGCATGGTATGGAAGGCGATGACCTCTGTGGCATCTTCATGACCAACCCTGAGTTCGTTGGCTGCGACCGTGTTATCTCGGTGAGCTGCGACAAGGACTTCAACACGGTGCCGGGATACTTCTTCTGGTTGACCGAGATGGACCTTGTGAAGAACGACGAGGCCACTGCTGACCTGCACCACTTCTATCAGACCCTTAAGGGCGACACCACGGATGGTTACGGTGGCGTCAATGGGGTCGGTGCGGAGTTTGGTGGTGGTCTGTGGGAGTGGCTGAAGGAACCTCAGTATTTCTATCAGGCCACGAAGGTCATGAAGTCCGGTCCACGAAAAGGCGAAGAGGTTCCTTATTGGACCTCGAAGACCCAAGCGGAATGGTTCCAAGATGGTGTGGCAACGCCAACCCTCTGGGAGTGCATGGTGTCTCTCGCTGAGAAGCAAGGGATGACCAAAGAGGAACTCATTGTTCAAGCTCAGGTTGCCCGGATTTGCCGAGCCTCTGACTTCGACTTTGAGACCAAGAAGCCAATCCTCTGGCAGCCTGCATGAAGATCTGGCCTAAATGGTCGCTGGTCTTCTTCAAGCTGGACGGAAAGGTTCGCAAAGGAATGATCACCAAGCAGGGGCCCATGTGGTCCTTGGTGTACGTCCACGAGCGCTGGCCGAGGCAACGAGTCCTCACAAATGAACTCCTGCCTCTACCTCTCACAGGCCCTGACGGTTCACGCTGATTAAAACCCCTCACTATTGCAAGAGGGTCTCTCCCTTTGAGATTCCCTTTAAGGAGGTCTGTTGCTCAAGCAAATTCAACACTACATCCATAACCCTGAAGACATCCCTGACATCCCACCAGCGTCCGCTGAGTACCTCGAAGTTCGCCTCAACGCTTCCTATCTGATCGCCACTGGCGCTATCGACGAGCTGCGCAAAGCTGGCTACTCCGAGTCCTACATCGCGGGCTTCATTGACGGCTGCAACGCTGCCACTGAGATCGTTGAGCTGATGCAGGAGACTCAGAAACAAAAGGAGGAATGACTGTGTGCTTCAAGTCAAAAGTCAAGACCCCAAAGACCAACCCTGACGCACTGAAGGCACCTGAGCCGGTTCTCATTGAGGAACCTAAAGGTGTGGACTTCGGTGCCTCTGAGGGCGATCAGTCCACCGCTACTGGCGTGGATGCCGTGAAGGTTGAGAAGACTGTCACCGATAAGGGTGATGGGTCGAGTTCAGCCACTGCATCTGACACTGGTGCGTCCACTTCCAAGAAACCTAAGGCCAACGCTTCGATCAAGCGCGCCATGACCCGATAAGGAGGACCCATGGGATTCGGTAAGAGCCTTAAGAAGCTCACTAAGAA